ATGCAACCGCTCGACGCCGAACAAGCCGCCGCCCGAACCTGGTTCGAGGATTTGCGCGACCAGATCTGCGCCGAGTTCGTCGCGATCGAGCGCGAGGCGGGTTCGGACTCGGATTTCGAATATGTGACGTGGGACCGCAGCGACCCTTCGGGCGAGCATGGCGGCGGCGGCGTGCGCGGGGTCATGAAGGGCCGGGTGTTCGAGAAAGTCGGGGTCAATGTCTCGACCGTCGGCGGCACCTTCGAGGGCGAGTTCGCCAAATCGATCCATGGCGCCGCCGAAGACCCGCAATTCTTCGCCACCGGCATCAGCCTGGTCGCGCACATGGCCAATCCGCACGTGCCGGCGGTGCACATGAACTGCCGCTTCCTGGCCACCACCAAGCGCTGGTTCGGCGGCGGCGCCGATCTCAATCCGCCCCTGCCCTATGCCGACGACACCGCCGACTTCCACGCCACGCTGAAGACCGCATGCGACGCGCACGGCGCCGATTATTACGACCGCTACAGCAAATGGGCGGAGGAATATTTCTATTTGCCCCACCGCAAGGTCCATCGCGGCGTCGGCGGCATCTTCTGCGATCACCTCGAAGGCGATTTCGCCGCCAATCTGGCCTTCATCCAGGATATCGGCCGCGCGTTCCTGGACAGCTATCCGCGCATCGTCCGGCGGCGGATGGCGACGCCGTTCACCGATGCCGACACGGCGCAGATGCTCGCCTGGCGCGGGCGCTATGCCGAGTTCAACCTGGTCTACGACCGCGGTACTTTGTTCGGGCTCAAGACCGGCGGCAATATCGACGCGATCCTGATGAGCCTGCCGCCAGTGGCGACCTGGGATTAATCCCCTCGCGGCGATTTCAGGCTAGGCGGCTGGTGGAGCTGAGCGGGATCGAACCGCTGACCTCTGCAGTGCGATTGCAGCGCTAGATCCGTGGAAGCGCCGTTTTCCGCCATTTGCCCTCAGCAAATCACAGGAACGCGGGCGGAACACCAGCTATCTGCGATACCAGTGCGATACCAGCGCGATGCGCGCTTTGCCGGCGTGGCGATCGCAGACGAGATCGGCAGCATCGTGACGGCGTGTGGAAAGCGCGCCCCAGCCCTTAGCTAATAGCGCGCTCGGGGAAACCCCAACATCCCCAACAATGGCGGATTTCTGCGGCTTTGAACCCCAACATATAGGCTAATATTACTATAATCAGATTGGGGTATCTAAAGCCGACGTGACCCCGTAAATTTATCTTTGTATTTCAAAGACATTGGGGTTCGTCTCCGACGATATTGTAAAATATTGGGGTAGAACTCCAACCTGAAATCCTAGCAAAATCATTGACTTGTTCCGCACTCGTCGGCGGCATCGCCAATATTGGGGTATTCCCGTCATGCCGGTAGTCCGCTGGGGCGAATTCCCGCTGTCTGGGGAGAGGCATGTGGACAGCGAGAAGCGCGTCTAGCTGCATCGATCCGCATCACCTCGATCGGACGCTTTGCCCGGTGGCGGCGCCCTCTGGGGCAAGGGGGCGGTTCGATGCGTCAAAAGAGACACGAAAAGTGGGCGGGCGCGGCGGGGGGAAAAGCGCTCGCTTTGGGGTAGCAGCGCCGGGGCGGCTGATCGGGGCGGCTTCGAGCATCCCCGCGCCGTTTCGTTCTCATGATGTTCTCGTTATCCTAAGCGCATGGGCGAGTCGCAGGAGGATCGCCGGCGCCGCGTGAGCTGCGACGGGCTAGAGGACGTGGTGCGCGAGGGGCTCACCGTGTCGATCCGCTGCAAGAGCTGCGGCCATACCCGCTTGGTCGAGCCCGCGCCGATGCTCCGCTTGGCGAGGCTCAAGCTGTGGCGCACCGGCTTCATCGCCCTCGAGCGTCACCTGCGCTGCTCGCGCTGCAGATCGAAGGTGATGACGATCGGCGCGTCGCACATGCCGCCCGACGCCGGCGCACCCATAGGCCCGGCGACCAAGGAAGCGTTCGAGCGCCTCAAGCGATCGCTGCGCGGTTGACCTGGTCAATGCTCGCCCCCCGGCAAGCGCCGCCGATCAGCCGCGGTTGCTGATGATCAGCTCGGCCGCCTTGCTCGCCGCGCCGCGCGCGACGGTGTACGTCGTCTCGATCTCCTCGAGCTGGAACGCCGCGAAGGTCTCGCGCACTCCCGGCGTGTCGTTGATCGACAGCAGGAAGCGCCCCTTGATCCCCGCGAGCTGGGCGGCCAGCGTCTCGAAGTCGGCACGCCCAAACGCGTCGGCGCCATAGTCGCGCTCGTTCCCCCAATAGGGCGGGTCGAGGTAGAACAGCGCGCCAGGGCGATCATAGCGCCGGATGAAGTCACCATAGCCGAGCTGCTCGATCACGACGCCGGCAAGCCGCTCGTGAATGTCGGCGAGCATCGGCTCTATCTTGGTGATGTTGAACCGCGCGCCCTGCGAGGAATCGACGCCGAACACGCGCCCCTGCACCCGCCCGCCGAACGAAAGCCGCTGCAGATAGAGGAAGCGCGCCGCTCGCTGCAGATCCGTGAGCCGCTCGGGTGGCAAGGCGCGCAGCCGTTCGAACTCGGCCCGGCTCGCCACCCGAAAGCGCAGCATATCGATGAAATAGGGGTAGTGCTCCTGCAGCACGCGGAAGAAGGTCGCCACGTCGCCCGAGACGTCGTTGATCGCCTCGGCCCGCGGGCGACGCCGCCGGCGCAGGAAAACGCCGCCCATGCCGACGAAAGGCTCGGCATAGAGGTCGTGCTCGAGTTGGTCGATGATACGCACGAGGCGGCCCGCCAGATTGCGCTTGCCGCCGATATAGCCCGCCGCGGGTGCGACAGGCCGAACGCTGGTACTAGACATGTTGGATTTCTCGCCTTCTTGGATTGCCCGCCCGGCGAAAACCGGGTGCGGGACGGCCGACTGGCCGATCAGTCGTGGCGAGGCTATTCTCGTCGGTGAGCCGGGCCGCCACCCGACTTGCCCCCGCTCGGCCGACCTGGCCGAGCGGGGAGTCTCATGCCGCCGCGGCGGCGGGTTTCCTTTCGCGAAAGCGGATCACCTCGCGCCCCGCCCACTCGTTGAACTGCAGCCAGCGGGTCTGCAGCGGCAGTATTTCCAGCTCGAAGAACATATCGACCGATTGAAGCGGATTGCCCGGCGTCGTGCCCTGCGCCGGCACGATCCCGAGCAGCGCCGGCGGCACGCGGTGCGCGGCGAGCACGTCGTCGCGGGTCGCATTCTTGATCCCGAGAAACTCGTCCTTGGCGCCCACCTCGGCGATCGGCAGGATTTTGAGGCTGCCTTCCTTCCCGTTCGGCGCATGGACGAACAGGTTGCGGAAATTGCCCGGCCCCCGCGACTTCTTGAGCGCTTCCTTGAGCGCGGTCGTGTCGGCCTCATCGATCTCGCCGGTGGCGTAGAGGATATAGCCCGCGTGGCTGCCGTTGAGGTAATAGCGCCGGCGGAAAAGCGTCGCCGCCTCGTTGAGCAAGGCCGACTGCAGCGCGCTCAGATATTCCGGCACGCCGTATATTTCCTGATTGATATCGGCTTGGCGGAGCTGGAACACGCTGCCGGGCCGAAATTCGGACTCCTGCCGGAAGCTAGGCACGAAGAAATATTGCCCCGCCTCGACGCCACGCCGCACATATTTGGCGAGCGCATGGACGTAGCGGAGCGTCCCGCCCAGCAAGTTGCGCCGATCCTCGAGATAGGCGTTGCCGAACACCAGGTCATCCTGCACCGCGGCGCCGAACGCCTCGCGGCTAAGCTGCGGCGACGGCTCGAACGACGCGACGAGCAGGTTGCGCTTGAGCTGGATTGCCGAGCTGTGGTGCGGCGAAACGCGATAGGCGCGCGCGAGCCCGTCGAGTGGGATCGGCGGCTCGTACCAGCGCCCGGCGATTTGGCACTCGAGCAAATCCATGATCTCGCGCCGGTTGAGCACGGGCTCGGGGTCGCCGAAGCTGAAAGCCCCGATCGCCGCCGAGGACGTCGACATAGCGGCCAGCTCCCCACCCGCCGCCGGAGTCGATGCCCGATCCCGCTGCTTGCTCCGCTTCGCCATCGATAATCTCCATGCGCGTCTTCGGCCGCGCCTTGCCGTCCAGGGGTTCGTTGATGAAAATGTGCATCGCCGCCCAAGCGAGGTCGGCATGGCCGACGGCCTCGGTGCGGCTCGCCTTGAAGGTGATCGCCCGCCCGCTCGCGGTGAGCGCCTTCTTGATCGACAGGAACGACGACTGCAGGTCGATCCATTCGGCGGGGAACTCGACGCGCTGGCGCGAGAAGGTGTGCTGCGCCTTCATCACCATCGCCGCCTTGGCCTCGACCGAATATTCGATCTTCACGAGGCCGCGGATGCCGCTGCTCGGCTTGGCGAGGATTTGATAGACGCCGGCGCCGACGCCGTTGGCGTCGATCCCCAGATAGGTGCAGTTGTAGCGGGCGAGCAGTCCCTTGATCGCGTCCGCCTGCGCTTCGAAGTCGAGCCCGCGGAACTGATGACGCTCGAGCAGCCGGAACTTGCCCTGCGGCCCCGTCGGCGGCAGCGCGATCACCAGCGCCGCGTTGTCGCCGTCCTCGCTCTCTTGCGGATCATAGCCCGCCCACACCTCGCGGCGGCCGACCGGCGCCTTGCCGATCGGATTGACGTCGATCCATTCGACCAGCGCATCGACCGAGCAGCGCTGCAGCTCGTTGAACTTGAAAGCCGAGAGCGTGTCGTCGACGAACTGGCACATCAGCAGGTTGGCGAATTCGTCGGGGGCGTACTCGATGCGCAGCTCGTCGATATCGAACAGATCGCAGCCGCGCTCGGCGGCATCCTCGATCGTCACGATCTGGCGCCAGATATTGTCCGAGCAGAGGTGCCCGCCCTTAAGCGTGGCGTGGCTGACGTCGATCTCGATCCGGTCGGCCTTCTTGACGCGCCGGTTGCGCCGCTCGCCGGTCCAATAGGGGTGCGCCTGATGCGCGATGCTCGACGGCGTCGAGATATAGGTGCGGCGCCAGCGCTTGTGCATCGCCATTCCGCTGGCGACCTTGTTCAGCTCCTCGAAGCCATAGGTCCAGAAGAACTCGTCGAAGTAGAAATTGCCGTGATAGCCCTGCGCCGTGCGGGCATTGGTGCCGAGGAAGATCAGCTCGGCCGCCGGCTCGCCCTCGGGGATCAGATCGGAGGTGAGCACGATCGGGTCGCCCTGCAGCTTCACCCCGACGCGCGCGGCGAATTGGACGATGTAGTTGCGGAATATGTGCGCCTGCGACTTCGAGGCCGACAGGAAAATCTGATTGCCGCCGCCGCGTAGCGCGTCCAGCAGCGCCTCGCGCGCGAAATACCAGGTCGCGCCGATCTGACGCGATTTGAGGATCATGCGGGTGCGCTGATCCTTCGCCGCCCACCAATCCTCCTGATAGCCGAACAACTCGTCTTCGAAGATTTCTTGGAGTTGCTCGACCTGCTCCTCGGTGAAGTGATTCTTCGCCGGCTTCTTGCGGTCGGCGGGGTTGCGGTTGGCGACCTTGTCGTTGAGGTCGCCCTCGTGCCCGCCGGGTGCCTCGAAGCGCCGGATGCGCGCGGCGGCGGTCACCTGGCGCATCAGCAGGTCGATTTCCTTGAAATCGGTCCCGGTCTTGTTTTCCTTGGCGATCAGGGTGTTGATGCGGCACTCGAGCGCATCCTCGACCTTGGTGAGCGAAGGCGCCTTGTCCCACCCGTCGCGCTGCTTCCACGCCTCGACCGTCGATCGCTTGAGGCTCAGTTCGTCGGCGATCTGGGTGACGCCCCAGCCCCGCCAATAGAGGCTGCGCGCCTGCCGACGCGCGTCGACCGGGATCGGCATCGTCGCCGGCGGAAGCGGCATCTCATGATCGGGCGGTAGCTTGGCCATTGCGCGGCGAACCTAGCCACGCCGGCGATCGGCATCGGAGCGAGCGCCCTTGTAGAACGCGGCTCTACAAGGGCGCTCGCTTGAGAATAACGGCCCCTTCGGTCCCTGTTCGCCCGGTCAGCGCGGCTTGGCCGCCAGCATCGAACGATCCGAGGGACCGCACCGCCATGGGCACCAAGAGCAAGTTCTTCCGCGCCTTCGTCGAAGGCCAGACCATCAGCGACGGGCGCGTCGTCACCGCGGAGATGGTCGATCAGATCGTCGCGACCTTCAACATCGAGACGTACACGCCCGGCATCAACATCGAGCACATCAGCGGTTTCAGCCCCGAGCCGCCGTTCAACCGCTATGGCGACGTCATCGCGGTTCGGGCGCAGACCGACGATATCGTCATCGCCGGCAAGACCGAGAAGCGCCGCGCGCTGTACGCGCAGGTCGATGCCCTCAACCCGCTCGTCGAGCTGGCCAGCAAGGGGCAGAAGCCCTTCCCTTCGGTCGAGTTGACCCCCGATTACGCGGGCGCCCAGCAAGTCGGCATCGTCAACATCGCCTTCACCGACAACCCTGCCAGCATCGCCACCCAGAAGCTCAACTTCTCGCGAGCTGCCCCCGGAACCGTCTTCTCCTCGGGCAACGAGGGTATCGCGCTCGAGTTCGATGCAGCCCCGGCGGACCCGACCAAGGTCGAAGGCGCGATCGCCGGCTTCTTCGCCGCGCTCACTGCCAAGTTCAAGGGCGAGGAGCCGGAGAAGCCGAAGGAAGAGCCGAAGCGCGAGACGCCGGCGAACGACAACCTCGCGGCCTTCGCTACCGAGATGGGCAAGACCGTCTCCGCCTCGATCGTCGCGGCGCTCAAGCCCGTCACCGACGCGCAGGCAACACTGCAGTCGGACTTCGCGACCCTCAAGGGCCAGCTCGAAAAGACCGAGCAGCCCGGCTTCAACCGGCAGCCGGCCACCGGCGGCACCGCCGCCGTCCTCACCGACTGCTGATCGACACCCGAGCCCCCAAGCCTTTTCCGCCAGGAGCCCCCCGATGCGTAATGCCACCCGCGCCCTCTATCACTCCTACTGCTCGCAGATCGCCCTACTGAGCGCCGTCGCATCGGCGAACGAGCAGTTCACCGTCGCGCCCTCCGTCCAGCAGAAGCTGATCGAGGTGCAGCAGGCGCAGAGCGATTTCCTCTCGCGCATCAACGTGATCAGCGTGATCGCGCAGGAAGGCGACAAGGTCGGCGTCGGCGTCACCCGCACGATCGCGGGCCGCACGAACACCGCCGCGGGCAACCGCCGCACCCCGACGGCGGCGCACGATACGTCGGACGGCGGTCGCTACCGCTGCGAGCAGACCAATTTCGACAGCGCGATCAAGTACGCGACGCTCGATGCCTGGGCGCACAAGCCCGAGTTTCAGCAGATGGTGCGCAACGCGATCACCAAGCGCCAGGGGCTCGATCGCATCCTGATCGGCTGGAACGGCACCTCGGTCGCCGCCGCCACCGATCGCGCCGCCAACCCGCTGCTGCAGGATGTCAACAAGGGCTGGCTCTACAAAATCCGGACCTTCGCCGCCGCACGCGTTCTCTCCGACGGCGGCCTCACCGTCGATCCGACCAAGGCCGTCTATGTCGCCGAGGGCGAGGTCGGCACCGAGGTCGACTATGTCAATCTCGACGCGGTCGTGTTCGACGCGGTCGAGCTGCTCGACGAGTGGAACCGCGACGATACCGAGCTGGTCGTGATCTGCGGGCGCGACCTGGTCCACGACAAGTATTTCAACATCGTCAACGCCGCCGGCGACAAGGCGACCGAAATGCTCGCGCGCGACGTGCTGCTCTCGACCAAGAAGGTCGGCGGCCTGCAGGCGGTTCGCGTCCCCGGCTTCCCCGCCGGCAAGCTGCTGATCACCCGCCTCGATAACCTGTCGATCTATGAGCAGGAGGGCACCCGCCGCCGCCTGCTCAAGGACGAGCCCGCGCTCGACCAGGTCGAGAATTACGAGAGCGTCAACGAGGCCTATGTCGTCGAGGATTACGGCCTGTGCGCGCTCGTCGAGAACATCGTCATGGGCAAGAAGCCGGCCTGATCGCCGGCTCACGCCTGCCACCCGTAGCCCCCCTCCGAAACAGGACACCGCAATGAGCCTCGCTCGCCAGCACCGGGAACGAACCCTGGCCGCACAATCGGCGGATAGCGCTGCATCGGAGGGCGGGCTCACCATCGAGCCCGTAGCGGAGCGGCGCGTTCCCGCGCCCGGCGAGCCCGGCTACAGTCTGGCGCGGGCGCACAAGGCCCGAGTGCTCGGCCTCGGCTTCGATGCCGCCGCCGTGGCCGCCGCGACGGTTGCCGTCGAGACCAACACCGGTTCGCCGGAAGATCAGGCCGCGCAGCAGATCATGCTCCGCCTGATCCACGATCTGCGCCGCCTCAAGGAAATCAAGTCGATCGACGCGAAGGTCGCCGCGAAGCGCGAGATGCTCCCGGCGTATCGCGATTGGGTGATCGGCGTGCTCACCGGCGCCGCCGAGCGCGGCGCGGCAGTGCCCGAAGAGGTCACCCCCACGATCATGGTGTGGCTGATCGACGTCGGCATGTTCGACGATGCGCTGCAGCTCGCCGCGCACGTCCTGCGCTTCGGCATCCCGATGCCGGGCCGCTACGAGCGCGACGCCGCGTCGCTGATCACCGAGGAGATCGCCACCGCCGCGCTCGCCGCGCAGCTCGCCGGCGAGACGTTCGACCTCGAGGTGCTCCGCCGCGTCGAGACAATGACGGCCGAAGCCGACATGCACGATCAAATCCGCGCCAAGCTGCTCAAGGCGATCGGGTTCGAGCTGGCGCGCGTCGCCGAGGGGCTCGACCCGGCGTCGCCGGATCTGCGCACGGGGTGCGAAGCGGCGCTCGTGCCGCTTCGCCGCGCCGTGCAGCTCAACGCGCGCGTCGGCGCCAAGGAAAAGATCAAGCGGCTCGAGAAGCTCCTCGAGGCCGCGCCTGCTCTGCAGGCCTGACAAGCTCGCCCCCCGGCGACCGGGGGCGGATCGCACGCGACGGGAGGGCCTTCGGGCTGAGGGCCGTCGGCAGTCCGATCCCCACCCCCGGCAACCGGCTTCGATGAAGGATTGCCCGTGCTCGCGCTTCTCGGCGCCCTGATGTTGATTGTCGGAGTGGTGGCGATCGCCGCCGGCATCATCGTGTCGATGATCGCCTTCCCGACGATCGGCGACCCGCCGACCCAGCGCGTCGGCCTGCGCAACCTCGTCATCGGCATCCTCCTGATCCTCGGCGGCTTCGCCGTCTACTTCCTCGGCGCCTGCTTCCTCGCGGCGGGGATGGTCGCATGACGGGCTTCGTCACCGACTGCACGCCTTCGATCGTGCCCGAGGCCGATGACACCCCCGAGGCCGTTGTCACCAACGACGGCTGGTTTCCAGGTATCGATCCGGCGAGCCTTCGGGAGGAGTTCCGCATCCGCGATTCGGTGACGCCTCCCCGCCTGCGCGCGGCGATCGTCGGCGCCATCATCACCGTCGGCAACCAGCTCGTCGCGTTCAAAGCGGGGCACGTTGCCGCGGGGCACGCGAACCTGGGCGCGGTCCCGTCGCCGCAGATCGACGGCAAGAGCCGCCTTATCCAGCTCTATGGTCGCGCCATCGGGGCCGCGGTCAAGGTCGAGCTGGTCGAGCGCTATCGCGACACCGATCTCACCGGCGCCGGGCAGCGTCAGGTCGACGAACTCGACGCGTCGATCGGCGAGCTTCGCCGCGACGCGATCCACGCCGTGCGCGATCTGCTCGGCGTGACGCGCACCAATGTGGAGCTGATCTGATGCCCGCGGTGCTGCGCGCCCGCCAGGGCGATACCCTCGACGCGCTGCTGCACCGAGAGCGCAGCCTCGGCTCGGCCGCGGTCGGCATCGTCCTGCGCGCGAATCGCGGACTCGCCGAGCTGGGCGCGACCCTGCCCGTCGGCACCCCTGTCACCGTACCCGACGAGGCGCTCGTTGCTCCGCGCACCGTCCCCCTCGTGCAGCTTTGGGATTGAGTTCAATGGAGGCTCCCCTCGTCAATGCGCTGATCGGCAGCGGCCCCGCCGGCATCGTCGCGCTCTTCTTCTATTTCCAGATGAAGGCCGATCGCGACGCAACCCGCGCCGATCGCGCGGAGCGCCTGCAATACGACAAGGATCGGCTCGAGACAGACAAGAAGCTGACCGCGGCCCTGACAGCGCTGGTGATGAAGATCACCGGGAGGCCGCCCGATGGCAACTAAGCCGTCCCTCGCCAGCACCGGTCATTCGGTGCGCACCGCCGCCGACGCCTTGCTCGAGGCGTGCTCGGGCGCGCGCCCCATCCTGTTCCACGAACCCGACCCTCGCCCGCCCGCCCGACGCGGTCGGCCCGCGAAGCGCCACTGAGGAGGCAATTGATGACTTACGATCGCAGGGCCCTTGAGGAGGAGTTGGTGCGTGATGAAGGCGAACGGCTGCAAGTCTATCGCTGCACCGCAGGCAAGCAGACGATCGGCATCGGCCGCAATCTTGACGGCGTCGGCATCTCCGCCTCGGAGACGGCGACCCTCGGCATCACGAAGGCAAGCGCAATCGCCAAGGGCATCACTCGCGACCAGTCTCGCGCGCTGTTCGCCAACGATATCGCTCGTGTCGAGCGTGATCTCGACGCGAAGCTGCCGTGGTGGCGCCAGCTCGCCGATGCTCGCCAGCGCGTGCTGCTCAACATGTGTTTCAACCTCGGCATCAACGGCCTGCTCGGTTTCCGCAACACGCTGGCCATGATTCAGGGCGGGCGCTTCGAGGATGCAGCCCGCGGCATGGCGGCGTCGCTCTGGCACCGCCAGGTCGGCACGCGTGCGATCCGCCTCGAGGCGATGATGCGGACAGGAGCGGCGGCGTGAAGCCTTGGGTCTGGCTCGCCGGTGCGCTCGCGCTGCTCGGCATGTTGCTCGGGGCCTACGGTTCTGGGCGCAGCGATGGTCGCGCGATCGAGGTCGCCAAGCAGGCGGCGGTCGATGCTGCCGTGCGGAAAGAGCAGGCAAAACGCGCCGTCATCGTCGACCAGGCCGGCGCCGCCGCCGAACGCCGGGAAACCGAACGCACCGCCAATGTTAGGGAAATCTACCGTGAAACCAACACGATCACCGAGCGCCCTGTTTATCGCAATGTCTGCGTTGATGCTGACGGCGTGCGCCTCCTCGATCAAGCAGCCGCCGTCGCCAATGGCGGCGATCCCGAGCGCGTACCTGCAGCGGCCCGAGAAGGCCCCGCTCCCACGCCGCAACGCTGATGGCAACCAGACCGGTGAGCAGGCGCACGCGACCCAGCTCGACCTGTACGACGTGATCGGGAGCCTGCGCGGCCAGCTCGTGCGGCTGCAGTGCGCCGTGCTCGCCGCGCAGGGAATGCCGATCCGCGACGATTGCACCGCCGCGCCGCGCGCAGGCGACTAGCCGCGATGCACAAGCCCGAAGCCCTCAAGCGCGTGCTCCTCGAGCGCGTCCCCACGCTCAAGGATAACCCCGAGCGGCTGTCGATCTTCGTCGACAAGGGAAAGCTGGTAGCGCGGGCAACGACGACTCTGTCGTTCGAATATCACTACACCCTCAACGTCGTGATCCAGGATTATGCCGGATCGCACGACGCGCTGATGCTGCCGATCCTCGTTTGGATCGCCGAGGCGCAGCCTGATCTCCTCGAGCGCGCGCCCAACGAGCCGCTGACGTTCGAGTCCGAACTCCTCGACAGCGATGCCTCCGACGTATCGCTCGACCTGCAGCTCTCCGAACGGGTGCTGGTCGAACGCAAGCAGGACGGCACCGGCTACAACGTTCGCCATCTTGAGGATGGCCGCGCGCCCGATGCCTTCGCCGGCGTCTGCGGCGCGACGCTATGGCAGCTCGAACTCGGCGACGACGTATTGTTCGAGAGCCCGAACATGCCCCCACCGTGAGCGACGGCCTCGAGCGGATCGAGGAACTGGCGGGCGCCATCCTCCGAAGCCTCGGCGCGTCCGAGCGGCGCCAGCTACTTCGCAAGGTCGCGCGCGGCATCGCCGCCACGCAGCGCGAGCGCATCGGGCGCCAGCTCGCCCCCGACGGATCGCCCTTCCCGCCGCGCAAGCCAAAGGAGGCGCCGGCAGCGGGAGCCTATCCCCTGCGCTTCCTCTACCCCAAGGGCGCGACCGAGCCGCGCCGCGTGACGATGACGAGCTGGGTCCGCCAAGGCCCGCTGATCACCGGCTATGACACCGAGGCCGGCGGCATCCGCAGCTTCTTCTGGGACAAGGTGGCGAAGTGGCTGCCGACCAGCGACCTCGGCGGCGGCAAGGGCAAGTTCCGCCGCCGCGGCTCGATCCGGCAAAAGGCGATGTTCCGCAAGCTTCGAAGCGGGCGCAACCTGCGCAGCGACGCGACCGAAAATGAGGCATGGATAGGTTTCAGCGGGCGCGCGTCCGAGATCGCGCGCGTCCATCAGGAGGGCCTGCGCGATCGCCCGTCCAAGAAGGCGCGGCCCGTCGCCTACGCCCGCCGCACGCTGCTCGGTCTAACCGAGGCGGAGCGATCTACCATGGTCGACACGCTGCTCGCTCACGTCGCCGGCGAATGACTGCCGCTTCCTTGTAGAGCCGCGTTCTACAAGCGCGCGCGATAGCCAACTTGGCGGACCGGCGGCGACATGCCGGCGTGTCCGCGCCAAGCTCCACAGCCATTGATCTGTCGCGCCTGCCCGCGCCGAGCTTTGCCGCGCCGCAAACCTACGAGACCATCCTTGCCGAAATGGTCGCGCGCATGGTCGCGCTGATGCCCGAGTTCGACGCGACCGTCGATTCCGACCCGGCTGTGAAGGTGCTGCAGGTCGCGGCGTGGTGCGTGATGCTCGAGCGCCAGCGCGCGAACGACAATGCCCTCAAGGTAATGCTGGCCTATTCCGAGGATGCGGACCTCGACCAGCTAGGCGCGAACTTCAATGTCGAGCGCCTGATCGTCGATCCCGGCGACCCCGAAAGCGGCGTCGATCCCACCTATGAGAGCAACGCTGCCTTCCGCGAGCGCATCCAGCTCTCCCCGGAAAGCTTCTCGGTCGCTGGCCCCGGCACCGCCTACGAATTTCACGCCCGCTCCGTGGATGCGTCGATCGTCGATGCGCGGGCAAGCAGCCCCGCGCCCGGCGTGGTCCTGATCTGCCTGCTGTCGCGCGATGGCAACGGGGCAGCGGACGCCGAGCAGATTGCGGAGGTCGAGGAACTGCTCGGCAACGACGCCGGCGCCTTGCGCCCCTTGACCGACAACGTGCTCGTGCAGTCGGCCGAGATCGTTCCGTTCGAGATCGAAGCGGCCCTGACGCTCTTCGACGGTCCCGACGAGAGCCTCGTGCTCTCTCAGGCGCAAGCCCGGCTTGCCGCCTATCAGGCACGTTCGCGACGGATCGGCCGCGATGTGACGCGTTTCGGCATTCTCGCAGCGCTCGGCGTCGAGGGCGTTTCGAACATCAATCTCGTCAAGCCGGCTGCCGACGTGCCTATCAGCGACACCCAATGCAGCAATTGCGTCGGCTCTGTCGTGACTGTGGCGGGCCGCGGTGAATAACCTGCTGCCCCCCGCGAGCACGCCGCTCGAGCGCGCCCTTGTCGGCGCGATCGTGCCGTCGATCGACGCCGTCCCTGTCGATTTCGAGCGGCTGTGGAACCCGGCAACCTGCGCGATCGAGCTGCTGCCCTGGCTGGCGTGGGCACTGTCGATCGACCGCTGGGACCCGAGCTGGAGCGACGCCGAAAAGCGTGCTGCCGTCGGGTCCGCGATCGCGGTGCAGCGGCGGAAGGGCACCCGCCGCTCGGTTGAGGAGGTGCTCGCATCGTTCGACGCGTTGCTCGAGCTGGTCGAATGGTTCGAGGCTACGCCCCAGCTCGAGCCGTACACCTTCGAAGTGCGCCTCGCCCTCGTCGAGGATGATGGCGTTGCAGGCGGCGCGTCCAGCACCGCCGATTTCGCGCGTGCGATCGTCGAGGAGGTGAGCCGGGTCAAGCCGATCCGCGCGCACTTCACCCTCGTCCAGCAACTCACGCTTTCCGGCACGGTCCTCCCGTTCGCTGCGGCGCAGGCCACCGGCTACCGGCGTCTCGACTTCGCGGCCAGCGACGCGGCCGGCACGCCGTGGACCGATCTTCTGCAGGATCAGAACGGCGAGCCCCTCGAGGACGATGCAGGCAATTTCATCGACGGGAGCCCCGTATGAGCGCTGCACTTACCATGGTGATCACCGATGCCGGCCGCGCCGCGCTAGTGGCCGCCGAGGGCACGACGGCGGTAGTGATCGCGCAGGCCGGGTTTACCGACGCCACCTTCGTCGCGGCGCCGACGCTCACCGCCCTGCCCGGGCAGTTCAAGACGGTCGATACCGTGGCGGGGCAGGCGGTCGATGACGTCACCGTGCATCTCGTCATCCGCGACTCGAGCGACGATGCCTATTCGGTACGCGGGATCGGCCTCTATCTCGCCGACGGCACGCTGTTTGCGGTCTACAGCCAGCCCGCGGCGATCCTTGGCAAGGCCGCGGTTTCGACCTTTCACCTCGCCGTGGACATCAAGTTCCTCCCCGGCGAAGCCGACCTGGTAGCGCTCGGCAATACGAACTTCCTCAACCCCCCGGCGACCGAAGTCACCAAGGGGGTCGCCTACCTCGCTTTGCTCGCCGAGGTGCTCGCCGGCGATATCGACGACAAGATCGTCACGCCGGCGACGCTCAAGGGCGCGCTTGCGAATTACGTCCGCTCGGCCCTGCTCGGCCAGCCCGGCGGCGTTGCGACGCTCGACGGGGCGGGCAAGCTCTCGGGCGGGCAGCGTCCGATCATCGACGCGATCGACGTCTACCCGGTCGCTACCGAGGCAGCGATGCTTGCGCTCGCCGCCGCCACTGCCGGCGACTTCGCCGTTCGTGTCGATACCGGTTTCGTCTTCATCTTGCAGGCCACGCCGGCGGCGACGCTCGGCAACTGGATTCAGCTCGCCACCCCCGCGCCGGTCACCTCCGTCAACGGCAAGGTTGGCGCTGTGGTGCTTACCGCCGCCGATGTAGGGGCGCCGCCCGTCGCGCGCGCGATCACGGGCGGCGGCCTTGCCACAGGCGGGGGCAGCCTCGCCGCCGATCGCGTCATCACCGTTCTCAAGGCCAGCCAGGCCGAAGCGGAAGCGGGCCTCATCGACACCAAGGCGGTGACGCCGTTCGCGCTTGCCGGCATCCTCGCCGCCCTCCTCGGCCGCGTGCAGACGGCGCGCCTGATCTCCGGCACCGGCCTTGCAACCGGCGGCGGGGACCTGAGCGCCGATCGCGCGATCGACGTGGCGATCGCCAGCGCGGCGGAAATCCTCACCGGCACCGAAAACGGCAAGGCGGTCACGCCGCTCGGCCTCGCCGGTTTGGCGAAGAGCCTCACCTCGAACGGCTATTACTGCTTTCCCGGCGGGCTGATCCTGCAATGGGCGGGCATGCGCGCCGTGCTCAACGACGAGTCGGTGCAGTATCTTGGCTGGCCGATCGTCTATCCGCTGGCGGCGCTGCGGGCGTTCCCGACGGCGTTCCTGTCCAGCGCGAACACGCACCGGGATCAGTGGGTCCAGCTCTGCGGCGAGCCGACGCAATACGGCGCCTACGTGCAGGTCCAGCACGACGACAGCGCCGACAACCGCATCGACGGCATCGACATCTTTTCGATCGGATTGTGACCATGGAGTTCTTTTGGAGCCCCTCGACCGACAGCTTTTACCACCGCGATATTAACGCTGGCGGCATTCCTGCCGACGCGGTCGCGATCACACGCCGGCGGCATGCCGAGCTGCTCGCCGGCCGCAGCGCCGGCCGGGAGGTTCGCGCCGGCGCCAAGGGCAAGCCCGAGCTGGCGCCGTTGCGCAAGCCGACGGTCGACCAGCTTCGGGGCTGGGCAGTGCTGGACGTCAAGCGCGAAGCCCGCCGCCGTATCCTCGGGATCGCCAGCCTCGAGCGGCAGGCCAACGACAATGCTGCAATCGCGCTTCGCGGCATGGTGCCCGCTGACGAACAACCGAGCCCTGCGCAATTTGCGGCGATCAGCGCGGCTATCGAGCGGCGCCATACGATCGACGCGGTCCGCGCCGCCTCCAACGCGATCGAGGCGACGATCGCCACGATGCCCGCCGCCAACCTCACCAACTACGATGCCGCCGCGGACCCGCGCTGGCCAGCGCAGGAATAGTCGATGGCGAAGATAGCTCTTCTCGATCCGGTCGAATCGCCCGACGGCAGCGAGCAGGTCCCGATCCTCAAGGGTGGGGTCGCCAAGCGCGCCAGCCTGGCCCAACTGGTCGCCACGGCCATGGTGCTCAAGGGCAACGGCCCGCCCGCAGCCGGTGCCGGCGTCCTCGGCGCGCTCTACCTCGATGTTGCCGCGATCAACGGCGTCACGCTCTACGGGCCGAAGGCGGTTGGCGGTTGGGGCGCCGGCATCCCGATCGAGACGTTCGCCGCTTTCTTGCGCAGGATCTACGGCCTCGCTCCCGAGACCACAGAGGCGCATGCGATCGAGACCGCGCTGATCTCGGCGACGGGGACCATCGTCGCGACGACTGGCGCCTCCGCGGCTGCAGCCGCCGCCTCGGCAGCGGCCGCGCTCGCGTCGGCTGCGGCCGCCGCAGTCAGTGCCGGCAACGCCGCGGCCGACCGGACCCAGACGGGTATCGATCGCACGGCCGTCGCCGGTGATCGGGCGTTCGTGGAAAACCTGATCGCCCAAGGGGTGCTGTCCACTTACTTGAGCACCGCCGACGCGTTGTCGAACGGCGTGCTCGACTACGCCATCACCACGCCCAGCTCGGGCGGCGCCAACGCCGTCTATCAGCTCACCCTCACGGGCGGCGGCGGCACCGGCGCAACCGCTCGCGCGCTCGTCACCGGCGGGGCCGTCACCAAGGTCACGCGGCAGCAGAAGGGCAAGAACTACACCTCGGCGCCCGCGGTCACCGCGCCGATCGCTGGCGCCGTGATCACTGCAATCATCGGTGCGAACACCGTCGACGGTGACATTTTCCTCGTCCCCGAGAACGGATCAATGTCGGTCTACAAGAACGTGGCGGGCGCCGCGGTCTTCCAATTCAGCTTCGGCCAAACCGTAGAGCATGGCATCCATTGCGAACGCTCGGCCGGCGTCGCCGTGGGCACTTACGTCGGCGGCCATGATCTCCCCGCGCTAACCTGGACTCGCCTCCACGCGCGCGTCGTCAAGGGTGGAGGGACCTGCACGGCGGTCATCATCGTCGACGGCAGGCCGGTCTACGGCCCGGTCAATGTCACGCCGGAGGGCGCCCTCCTTACTGGCCTGTCGATCTCCGCGACGCTGGGGTCTCGCCTCGAGATCGCCCTCGCCGGCACAAACACGACGATGACCGAGATATCGGTCAAATTGATGGGAACGCCACTGTGAGCATGATTGGCCACGGCAGCACGCCGCGCTACGACTATCACCCTGCGCAGGAATTCACCGCGGGCCAGATCGGCGCGCTCTGGGACCTGTCGCTATGGCGCCGCCACCTGTTTCAGGATGCCGCCGCGACCACGCCCGTAACCGCGTCGGGCCAGCCCGTCGGCTGCATCCGAAATGCGCTCGGCGACACGAGCTGGGACCTGATCCAGTCTACCGCCGGCAGCCGCCCGACTTTCTACATCGTCGACGGTGTGCCGCACGTCCACTGCGCCATCAATACCGGCCTCTATTCGCGCGGCGTGCAGGCTCTCACGATTCCCGCCTACATTTGCGGGGCGTTCAAGCACATCGAGAACGCAACGATCGGCCGCGTGATGCTGGGCATCTACAGGAACGACAACAACTGTCTCTACATATCAGGTTACAACCTTGCCACCGTTGCCGCCGATGCGACCGGCGTCTCACCGACGCGGGCGCGGGTGACGGCGGTCTCTCCGCAATTCTCGGCGCCGCCGGGGGTGCATGACGCTTTCGACGCTCTCCTCGGCGGCGGAACGATCTCGGTGCGACAGACAGATCAGACCGTCATCGGCACTGATGTTGCCACGGCGTGGGTCAACGGCGACACGGTTGCAAGCTGCACCGTCGCCCTCAACGCCGCCGGGCAAAACTCGATCACCAAGGTTCCCTTCCTCAACGCCGACGCCACTACGACCTTCTTTGGCGGGATGATGAAGATGGGCGCGGCACCCGCCAACCCCGCCGCCTGCAGGCGCTATTTCCGCAACGCGCTCGACCCAATTCGCGTACCGAGGCCGACCGACATGATTGTCGGTTGGAATTCCGATTCGACTGGCGACAACCAGAACAATACCGTCGTCATCGCCGAGCCGCCCTATAAGATCGCCGCCGAGAACCTGGTCGCCGCGTATCCGACCCATTCCGTGATCTACGTCGAATGGGACAGGCAGGCCGACCAGCTCACCGGCTTTCAGCGGCTGTCGACCGGCAGCACGGACGCACGCCTCTACGTCTACAACTTTTGTGTCGGGGGTTCGGACCCGACCTACTTCCTTGGTGAGCGGTGGAATCGGTCGATCGGCGCACTTCCGCGCCTCGACTTTTGGGCGGTCAACCACGGGCAGAACATGGCGGTCGCGTCGACTCTGCCGGATCCCGACGGTTATCTGCGCCGCGGGCCGTATATGATGCTGAGCGACCGTGTTCGGCGTGCATTCCCGAACGCGCGGCACTTCTCGATCCTCCAGCCCGACGTCAATATCCCCGGCAACAATACCATGGCCGCGGTTCGCGCGGCGCAGACGTGGGTGAGCAATGCCTATGGCGACGGCAGCTTCCTAAGCAACGTCGTGGCCGCTTTCGTCGCCTACAATCCGACCAACGCCTACTCCGCAGACTTTCAGCCGGACCATGTCCACATGACCGACGCCGGCGCCGCCCGCGTCACCAGCGTCGCCGGGCCGGACCTTGTAGCGTTCATGGCGAACCCGCCTGCCTATGTCGCGCCGCCGTTGATCGAAGGCCGCAAGACCACCACCAACATCATCGTCAATGGCCTGTTCGACAACTGGACCGGCGCGATACCCACGGGCGCGACGGTGACCGGTGCGACCGCGAGCCGCTCGATCGAGCGGGTTGACACCGCCAAGGGGGACCGCACCTCACTTAAGGTCACCGGCGACGGCTATGTCGAGTTCGCGTTCTCGGTCGTGGCGCTGCGCGGGCAGGCGCTCGTGTTCTACGTTCGGCAGAATATCGTTGCCGGTGGCGACCTTTACACCGGCGCCCTGCAGTTCCTCGACGACGGGACGGGCACCAATTACCACACCAATTCCTGGTACAGCCCGCTCTACAACAAGGTCACCGAGGCTTGGATTGACCACTATTTGTTTACCAAGCCCATCCCGAACGACGCAACGACCGGCAGGTTGAGACTTCATTCGGGTGCGGGTGCGGCCGGTACGGCCTATTTCGGCCGCGCGGTCGGCGTCGCGGGCTTGCTCCCCAAGGACATCCTCGCGTGAAGGAGATGCGTTCGTGACTGATACCTCGGAAGTCGTTCGCGCGGCGGTGATTGCGCGCATGGGGTACGCGCCGGGGACTTTCGTCCACCCGCTCGACTATCTGCGCGACCATGGGATCGACGCGGAAGAAGCGGCGCTAGCCGTCTTCGAGGCCCTCGGCATCGATCTTTCCGAAGCGGAACGCTCCATGATCGGGAACCTGCACGATGTGGAGCAAGTCGTGGCCGCGCACATCGTCGCAGCCCAGCCGGTGCCCGGCGCGCTCGACTGAATACTCGAGTCCCCCCCCGCCCACCTTGTAGAGCCGCCGTCTACAAGGGCGGATCGATGCAGCCTCGCTTGTCGGTAGCCACAACGGCGGCATGGGCGATCCTCGCGACACTCAGCGCCTGATCGGCGACATGCTCCAGCTCGGTACGGTCACTTCGGTCGACCTCGCCGAGGGCACTTGCCGCGTGCAGATCGGGGACCTTGAGACCGGCGACGTGCCCTGGCTCACCGGGTCGGCGGGTGAAACGCGCATCTGGTGCCCGCCAAGCATCGGCGAGCAGGTGCTGCTGGTCGCGCCGGAAGGCGACACGCTCGCCGGGCTCGTGCTGCGCGGCCTCCCCAGCAACGACAATCCCGCCGCCGGCGACGCGAAGCGCGTCGTCATCCGCTTCGGCGACGACGCGATCATCGCCTACGATCCCGAGGAGCACCTTCTCGAGGCCATCCTCCCCGGCGGCGGCAAGGCCAAGGTGACGGCCCCCGGCGGCATAGAGCTGATGGCGGACGTCAAGGTCCAAGGCAATCTGCAGGTAACCGGCGACGTGACGATCGACGGCAAAGCCGACGTCGCCGCCGACGTGAAGGCGGGAGATATTAGCCTGCAGCATCACAAGCACGGCCTGGTCAAGGCGGGCACCGACAAGTCGGGAGTGCCCGAATGATCGGCATGGACCGTCGCACCGGTGCCCGCCTGAGTGGACTCGATCACCTTGCGCAGTCGCTCGGCGACATTCTCAGCACGCCGCTCGGCTCGCGGGTCTGCCGCCGCAACTACGGCTCGATCCTTCCCGAGCTGCTCGACCGCCCCATGACGCCGCTCACCCGCCTGCAGGTGTTCGCCGCCACCGCGACCGCGATCGCGCGCCAGGAGCGCCGCGTGCGCCTGACGCGCGTCGCGCTCGAGGCAACCACGACCGCCGGCGCCTTCGTGCTGCGCATCATCGGCGCGACCACCGACGCCCCCGGTCGCGTGCTGCCGTTCGACTTCGCCCTTCCCGTCCGCGCGCTTGGCGCGCTCACCGCCTGAGAGGACTAGCATGACTTACCTGCACGGCATCAGCGTCACCGAGACCGCCGCAACCGCTCGCACGCTGGCAACGATCGCCACTGCGACCATTGGCCTGGTCGTGACCGGCCCCGCCGCGAACGCCGGCACCTTCCCGCTCAATACCCGCGTGAAGATCGCGCCGAGCGGCATCCTCTCGGCGATCGCAGACGCCGGCGACACCGGCACGATCAAGCGCGCGCTGCAGGCGATCGCCGACCAGGTGCGCACCACGATCGTCATCGTGCGCGTGGCGCCCGGTGTTGCGTCGCAGGGCGTCACCGTCGACGAGGCGACCGACACCAATGTCATCGCCGGTCTCGACCTGCTTCTCGGTGCAGAGACCCAGCTCGGCGTCAAGCCGCGCATCATCGGCGCCCCCGGCCTTGATCGCCAGGCCGTCGCAACGCACCTGGCAACCGTGGCGGCGAAGCTTCGCGCCATGGCCTATGCGTCGGCGATCGGCGCCACGATCCAGAACCGAATCGATTACCGCGCGAACTTCACGCAGCGCGAGCTGATGCTGATCACCCCCAATTTCCTTGCGCCGGAGGGTGTGCTCGGCGCCACCGCGACCAGCTTTGCCGTTGCCCGCGCGCTCGGCCTGCGCGCCCGGATCGACGCCGAGCAGGGCTGGAACAAGACCTTGTCGAACGTGCCCGTGCTGGGCGTCGTCGGCACCACGTCCGACGTCCAGTTCGATTTCCAGTCCAGCGACAGCGAGGCGAACCAGCTCAACGAGGCGGGTATCACCACGATTGTCCGCATCAATGGCGACCTTCGCTTCTGGGGCAGCCGCACGTGCGCCGACCCCGAAGACGATGACACCAAGGATTTCCAGTTCGAGAGCGCGACGCGCACCGCGCAGATCATCGCCGACACCATCGCCCAGGGCATGATCTGGGCGATCGATAAGCCGCTGATCCCCAGCCTGGCGCGCGACATCATCGAGCAGATCAACGAGGCCTTCCGCGCGATGACGCGCAAGGGCCTGATCCTCGGCGCCGAGGCGTGGTTCGACGCGGACCTCAATCCCGTCGACCAGCTCCGCGGCGGCATCCTCAAGATTCGCTACCGCTACACCCCGACGCCGCCGCTCGAGAACCTGCAGTTCGTCCAGGAGATCACCGATCTCTACCTCGGCGACTTTGCGCAGCTCGTCGGCGCGACGGCCTGATCCCCCTTCCCTCTCCCGGAGAACGACCATGGGCCTGCCCCGCAAACTTAAGGACATGATGATCTTCAACGACGGTCTCGCCTACATCGGCGATGCCTCGTCCTTCACCACGCCCAAACTCGGCCGAAAGCTCGAGGAATATCGCGGCGCGGGCATGGACACGCCGGTCAAGATCGACATGGGCGGGGAGCCGCTCGAAGCCGAGTGGACCTGCGGCGGCCCGATGCGCGACGTGCTGGGGCAGTTTGGCGTCACCAACGTGAGCGGCGTCCAGCTCCGCTTCGCCGGCAACTTCCAGAATGACGACACCGGCGACGTCGACACGATAGAAGTCGTGATCCGCGGACGTCACGAGGAGATCGACATGGGCGAAAGCAAGCCCGGCGAGGGGGGCGAGTTCAAGGTCAAGACCGCGGTCGCCTACTACCGCCTGATCTGGAACGGCACGCCCGTCATCACCATCGACCCGCTCGGCATGGTGTTCGAGGTCAATGGCGTCGACCGGCTTCTCGAGCGCCGCACCGCCCTCGGCCTCTTCTAACCCCTCCAGAACGAGTAAGACCCATGGCCGAAGCTGCCGCCCTCCGCACCGTCACGCTGGATTTCCCGTTCCAGCGTGGCGAGGACACCATAACCGAGATCAAGATTCGCAAGCCCGGCGCCGGCGAGCTGCGGGGGCTCACGCTGATGGCGCTCAGCCAGCTCGACTATTCGACGCTCGAGACGCTCCTGCCGAGGATCACCATGCCGATGCTGCATAAGCATGAAGTCGCGAAGCTCGACCCCGCGGACCTGATGCAGCTCGGCGGCGAAGTCATGGATTTTTTGCTGCCGAAAGCCGCGAAGCAGGAGGCCTCCCCCGAAGCGTAGAGGACGCCATGGCCGATCTGGCGACCGTCTTTCACTGGTCGCCAGACGTCATGGATCGAATGAGCCTAGCCGAGCTGATGCTCTGGCGCGCCAAGGCCGCCGAGCGCGCCGGCACCGATCGCTGACCAGGAGCCGACGTGGACCGCAACCTTCGCATTCGGATGCTCCTCGAGGCGGGCGATCGCGTCACTCGCCCCCTGCGCGATATCGCCGCCGGATCGTCGCGCGCGGCGCAGGCGCTTAAGGCCACCCGCGACCGATTGAAGCAGCTCGAGCGAGCGCAATCGGATATCGCCGGCTTCCGCTCGCTCAAGCTGGGGCTGCGCGCGACCGAAGGTCAGATGACCGAAACGCAGGCGCGCGTCGCCGCGCTCGCTCGCCAGATGGCTGCGGCCGACAACCCGACCAAGAAGCTCGCCGCGGAGTTCGCCAAAGCCAAGCGCGAGGCCGCGGCCCTCAGCAGCGAGCACACCCAGCAATCGGCACGGCTGCAGGAATTGCGCGCGCGGCTGTCGGCCGCCGGTATCAGCACGCGCGACCTGGTCGGCGGCGAGCGGGATCTGCGCACCGCGATCGAGCGCACCAACACTGAGCTTGCCGAGCAGGAGCGGCGCCTGCGCACCGCCGCCGACCGATCGCGTCGATTCGGCGCGGCCCGCCAGCGTTTCGGCGAGGTTTCGGGGATGGCCACCGGCGTCGCCGCCGGCGGCTTCTCGGCAATCCAGACCGGCGAGGCGCTCGGCCGCCCGATGCTCGGCGCAGTCGAAACCGCGATGACGTTCGAGTCGACCATGACGACGATCGCGCAGAAGGCGAACCTCACCCGCGAGGAAGCGCGTCAAATGGGGGTGCAGCTCCTCGCCGCCGCCAATGCCGCGAATCAGCTCCCCGATGCTCTGCAGGCGGGCGTCGACACCTTGTCGGGCTTCGGCATGGACCCCCGCAAGGCGGTGGCGATGATGGCGCCGATCGGCCGCGCGGCGACCGCGTACAAGGCGGAGATCGCCGATCTGTCCTCGGCGGGCTTCGCCGTGATCGACAATCTCAAGGTGCCCTTTCAGCAGACGGCGCGCGTGATCGACGTGATGGCCGCGGCGGGCAAGAGCGGCGCCTTCGAGATCAAGGACATGGCGCAGTATTTCCCGACGCTGACGGCCGCCAGCCAGGCGCTCGGGCAGACCGGCGTACCCGCCGTTGCCGATCTCGCCGCGGCGCTGCAGATCGCCCGCAAGGGTGCGGGCAGCTCCGAGGTCGCGGCGACCAACGTCGCCAACGTGCTGCAGAAGATCAGCTCGCCGGCGACGATCCGCGCCTTCAAGCGCTTCGGCATCGATCTCCCCGCCGCGCTCAAGAAGGCCTATGCCGAGGGCAAGACCCCGCTCGAGGCGATCGCCGAACTCACCAAGCGCGCAACCGGCGGCGACCTCGGCAAGATCGGATTCCTCTTCGAGGATGCGCAGGTGCAGGCGGGCTTGCGCCCCCTGATCCAGAACCTCGAGGAATACCGCCGCATCCGCGCCGAGGCCCTCGGGGCCAAGGGCGTCACCGACGGCGACTTCGCCGAGAGAATGCAGGATGCCGCCGAGCGCCAACAGGAACTCAAGATCGGCGCGGCCGAGTTGAGCGTCACGCTCGGGACGATGCTGCTGCCGACCGCGGTCAAGGTCATGGGCACGATCAACTCGGGCGCGCGGGCATTCATGAAGTGGGCGAAGGCGAACCCCGGCCTCGCCAAAGGGCTGGCGATCACCGCGGCGGTGCTAGCGGGGTTGTTCGTCGTGCTGGGCGGCGGGGCGATCGCCGTCGCCGCGCTGTTCGGCCCGATCGCAATCCTCAATGCGGGGCTCGTGGCGCTCGGCGTCGCCGGCGGCGTCGCCTCGATCGGACTGCTACCGATCATCGGCACCGTCGCCGCGATCGTCGCTGGCCTCGCCCTCCTCGCGGGGGCCGCCTACCTGATCTATAATAATTGGAGCAAGATCACCGCCTTTTTCTCGGGGCTGTGGCAGCAGGTCAAGACCGCGTTCGACGGCGGTCTCTGGGGCGTGCTCGCCTTGCTCTGGAAATGGCAGGTCCAATTGCTGCAGATCCTGTGGGGCGCGGTTACGGGCGCGGTTTCGTGGCTCGTAGCCAACTTCCCGGCGATCTGGGCGGGCTTCAAGACCGTCATGTGGAACGTGATCTGGAACGGCTTGCTGCTGCTGCCGCGGCTGTTTTCGCAGTTCGGCGCTAATACTCTCAGGGGGTTCGTCCAGGGCATGTTCGGTATGCTGGGCTGGGTGAAGAACGCGATCGTGGGCGTCGGCAGCAGTGTCATCGGCTGGTTCAAAAAAACGCTCGGCATCAAATCCCCGAGCCGCGTCTTCGCGGGGCTCGGCGGATACATGATGGAGGGCCTGGCGCTCGGCCTTGATCGCGGCAAGGGCGCGCCGCTCGGGCGCATTTCCCGGCTTACCGCGCAGATGACGGCAGCAATGGCCGCGGGCGCTGCGGTGCCCGCCATGGCGGCCGACGCGCCGATCGGCCGGATGCAGGCGCTATCGCACCAGGTCTCGTCGACAGTCGGCAAAGGGCCTCGCCGGAACGCTGACTCGTCGGTGGCAGCGGCACGTGGCGCGCCGCCCGTAGGCGATCGCTACGAGATCACCATTAACGCCGCGCCTGGCATGGACGAAGCCAAGCTCGTCGCGCTCCTGAAACGCGAGCTCGACGCGATCGAACGGGCCAAGCTGTCCAACCGCAATGCCAGCTTCGCCGACACCCCAGATTGGGAGGAGCAAGAATGAACCTCCTATCGCTGGGCATGTTCGTCTTCGCGATCGACAAGCTCCTGCACGACGAGCTGCAGGTGCGCTCCGACTGGAAGCACGCGGGCAATCCGCGCATCGGCGCGCGCGACGCGCTGCAGTTCCTCGGCCCAGGCACGGAGACCGTTTCGCTCAACGGTAGCGCCATGGCGGAGCTGTGCGACGGTCGCGTCTCGCTCGACGAGCTGCGCGACATGGCCGGCACCGGCGAGTCTCACGCCCTGGTCGACGCCACGGGCCGCATCTACGGCAATTTCGTCATCACCGCGATCGACGAGCGCCACAAGCATATCCTTCCCGACGGGACGCCGCGCCGAATCGATTTCGGCATTGACCTCCTGCGCGCCGCCGACGAGCCGCCCAATGCCTAATAACATTCCGGATCTGCGCGTTACCCTCGACGGCGTCGATCTCACCTCCAAGATTCGCCCGCGGCTTATGTCGCTCACGATTAGCGAGAAGCGTGGCGGCGAGGCCGACCAGCTCGAGCTGGTGATCGACGACAGCGACGGTAAGATGGCGCTCCCCAAGGCGGGGGCCGTCCTGCACGTCCAGATCGGGTGGCTACAGGGCAGCGAGGTAACTGCGGGGCTCGTCGACAAGGGATCGTTCAAGGTCGACGAGGTCGAGCACAAGGGTTCGCCCGATCAGATTTCGATCAAGGGTCGCTCGGCCGACTTCACCAGCGAGCTACGCAACCGGCGAGCCAAGAGCTGGCACGATATTACGCTCGGCACGGTGATCAGCGAGGTTGCCCGCCGGAACGGCCTCACGCCCCGCGTGGCGCCCGCCCTGGCGTCGATCGCGCTCAAGTCGGTTATCCAGAGCCGGGAGAGCGACATGGCCCTCATGCGCCGCCTAGGCCGCGAGCACGACGCCGTCGCAACCGTGAAGCGGGGTGCGCTGATCTTCTCGCCCGTAGGCGCCGGACAAACCACGACCGGCAAGGCGATCCCTTCGCTCACCCTGCGCCGGCGCGATGGCGACCAGCATAGCTATCGCATCGCCAAGCGCGAGGAGTCGGAGGGCGTCACCGCGTCCTATCATGACCGTCGCCAGGCGCGCCGGCACGACGTCACCGTTGGCAAGGCGGGCGGCGCCCGCCGCCTTTCGCGCACCTATGCCAGCGAGGGGCACGCTCGAACGGCCGCGAAATCTGCGCATCGACGCGCCACCCGCCAGCCCGTCACCTTCGACTATAACCTCGCCCTCGGACAGCAAGGGATCGCGCCCGAGCGCAAGGTCAAGCTGGTCGGATTCAAGGCCGAGATCGACGCCGTCTCCTGGCTGGTGAGCGAGGTGACGCACACGCTCTCCGATCGCGGCTATACGCAGCAGGTGAAGCTCGAGCGCGCGCCTTAACGCCACCGATTCGGCCCGAGGCGGCGGATGTGCTACAAGCTGCCATATCATTTTCTCGGAGGCGATCATGGGCGACCCCGCCGCGAATGGCCGAATTAGGCGCCTGTGGCAGCTTCAAGAGCTAGCGCACGCCCGCATCTCAACCGCCCCGACGGTCGAAGAGGGCCTGGCTTGCGAGCGGCTTCGAGCGGCGGCCAGCCAGCGATTTGACGCGCTGACGCGGAGTTGGATCACCCCGTTGTCGGACGCGCCCGCCTATTGAGCACCTGCTCTATTTTTTCTCTCTCGGCATAAGGTCGACGCCGATCGTCTGCCCGACGGTGAGGAAAACCGCCACGCACTGCAGCACGCCTAGCTGTGCAGTTTGAGCTTGATCCTTGAATGCCTGCACCTGCGACGGGCGCTCGTCCCCGTCGAGCACCGTCAACATCGTCGAAAGCGCGCTCTCCCGGAAACCATAGGCCTCCCGGCATTGGCCGAGCCCTTCCCGCATCTTGGCCTGTTGATCCGCCGGGAGTGATGCTGGCACCGTCAACTCACCGAGACTTTGACCGGCGTCTGCGCACGCCCGCTTCGCATCGGTGGCGATCGCATAGGCTTGGTATCGGTTGCTTCTCCCCTTCGCGACCTGTTGCACGGCCTCGGTCGCCTTCGCGCTCGAGTCGTCGCAGCCATTGGCGATGCTCAGCAATTGATCGTAGAGCGCGCGAAATTCTGCCTTCGCTGTGGCGGAAGCGACCGGCGTCGGCGCCGGCGTCGGCGAGGCCGCGGCGGCGGCCGTCGCGCCTTGGGGCGCAGGAGGCGCGGGCGTAGGCTTCGACGGCTGCGCGGCGCCGATCAGCGCCATGCCCATTACGCCCGTCACCACCGCCGCCCAGAGGGATGCTTTCGGCGACAGATACCGCGCCCGCTGCTCGGCGAGGAACGGGGCCGTCAGCAGTGTCGATGCCGCCAAGAGCACTGCGGCGAGAATTAGCCCGTCGGTGAGCGAACCGACGACGCTGAAAAGCGCGATCACCGTCCACGTCCACGCGCCGATCAGCCGCCATTGGCCGGCCTTCCTGCCCTCTTCCATAAAGCCCCTCAAAAAAACCGTTTTCCTACAAGAACCAAAATGGCCAATCAGAACGTAACAGGAACACGAATCGAGTCGCGAGAATTGTCCAAGCCCGTTTTTCGACTTACGCCAGGGTGCGAACTGGCCTGCCCGAAATGCGATGTCATGTGCGCCGTGATGGCGGCTGTTCGGGACGATCTGTGGCGGGAGGTCGAGCGGCTTCACCGCGATCGCTCGCTAGGTGCGCGGGCATCAGGTCTCGAAGCTGCGCAAGACCAGTTGGCAGCCGCCGAGCGAGAATTTGAGCGAGTTCGGCCACCGGTGTTCCACGGTCGATCGGTCGCAGCAGCCCTTCGAACATCCGCGCCAGCGCGGCTTCACTAGGGAGCGCCACCTGCAGCGTCACGAACTGCATCTCGGGCAGCCGAGGAAGCGGCACCACCTCGCCCGCCTCCGCGTCGACTCCTGCCAGCGCCAGAACCTCGGCTTCGGGAATGCCGCGTGCCGTAAGGATCGGTACGAGGGATCGCACCAGTTCCATTGGGAGGAACGGCTTCTTGAACTTCCGCGCGTCTTCATAGTGCGCGTATTTTGACGGTGTCATACCGAGAGCCGCGGCAACGCCGCGCACCGACAATTTCGGCTCAGCACGCTCGCGAATTTTCTTCAAGGCTGTGGACGTCGGCACCCCATTCACCTTGCGGAAAATCCGCACAATGTCTGTACGGATTTTGCTATTGCATTGCGTACTGAGAATCCGTACACCCCCGAACCATGAGCAGCGACAACACCTTGTTCGACCTCTTCGACGGCATCCGCCCGATGGCCCGCGAACTTGGCGAGCGCGCCTCGACCGTCCAGGATTGGAAGAATCACGGACGCATTCCGGCGACCAAGCAGCCGCTCGTTCTCATCGCTGCCCGGCGGTTGCACCTGCCGATCACTGCGATGCACATCATCTTCCCGAACGGTGTTCCCGCCGGGTTCGAAGAGCAACCCGACTTCTTTCCCCACGACGCTGCCCCTGACGCCCCCACCGCCAGCGTCGTAAGGAACGGCGGGCCGATCGTCGCGTGCGATCGGCCCGCCGTTTTGCACCGCGAGGCGATGCCGTGACGATCGAGCGCGCGCCCCTCAGCTTTCCCCACGCCGTGACGCTTATCTCGGGTCGCCTCGGTGTGCCGCCCATGGCGCGCGTCGTGCGGCGCAGCGCCCGGCTGATCTACAAATGGTCGCATCCCGAGGGACGCGCCTGCCCGACGCTCCTGCAGGCCGTGGCGCTCGACGCTGCCTATGTCGCCGCCGGCGGCGAGGGCGCACCTTTCCACGACACCTATGCCAAGCTGCTCGAGATCGAGGTCGCGCGCCTGACGGCCTCGCGAGACGCACTGGCCGACGAGATCGCCGAGGCCGCGCGCGAAGCTGGTGAGGCGGTCGCGACCAGCATGGCGATCGCTCGGCCCGGTGCCAGCCAACGCGCGGTTTACCGCGCTCTCAGACAAGCAATTGAAGCGCGTACCGCGATGGCGGTCCTGGTGCGGCGCCTTTCCAGTTTCCGATCCGGCAGCGCGGGGCTGCCGGCGGAAAGATGTGGGGGAGCCCATGATACCGCCTGAAACATCTATGAAGGGGGCCAAAACCCCCAAGGGCGCGACGATCGCGTGCCCGCACTGCAGCTCTCGGGCAATTGTCCGAGGAAGCGAGTCGGAGACGCTGCTCTCGCGAGAACTTCGTTTCCGCTGCGACAACGAGCTTTGCGGCCATACCTTCGTCGCGCAGCTCGTCATCATCCGAACCTTGGTGCCGAGCGCGATGCCGAACGCTGCGGTCCACCTGCCGATCAGCCCGCCGGGCTTTCGCAGGGTGGGTCCGCAGCATGGCAACGATGATCACAAGGCCCCGGCCAACGATCCCGGCGAACCCAATCCAGGGGACGCGGGTGCCAACATGAGCGGTTAGCACCTAGCGGCCTCGGCCGCGCGACCCGCCCCTAACCCCACGACCACCGCCAACCCGGCGGCAGCCCCCTGCTGCCGGGACGGACCCTGCTTGCCCGAAAGAGTTCATGCGCGACGATCTGCTCAAGGAAGTCACCGAACGATTGAAGCGCGACTACGGCTTCAAGACGAAGGGTGTCTGGCTCCAGGAGGGCAAATGCGACTCGTGCGGCAAGCGCGAGGTCTACGCACGCGCCGACGCCCCATGGGTGTTGCGCTGCGGCCGCATCAACCGCTGCGGCGCCGAGACCCACGTCAAGCAGCTCTATCCCGATATCTTCGACGATTGGTCGAAGCGCTATGTGCGCACCGCGCAGGCCCCCAACGCCGCAGCCGACGCCTATCTGCTCCACGCCCGCGGCTTCGACCTGCAGGGCCTGCGCGGCAACTATTCACAGGAATATTACCGCGACGAGAAGCGGGATATCGGCTCCGCGACCGTGCGCTTCCCCCTGCCAGGCGGCGCCTGGTGGGAACGGTTGATCGACCAACCGGGCCGCTTCGGGAAGCAAAAGGCCCGCTTCTCCTATGTGAAGCCGGACGGCAGCGGCGGCTATCGCGGCCAGTGGTGGCGCTATCCCGGCTTCACCGTCGAGCAGTTGGCGACAGCGCCCGAGCTGTGGCTTTGCGAGGGCATCTTCGACGCGATCGACCTGACGCAAAAGGCGGGCCTTGCCGCCGTCTCGCTGATGAGCTGCAACAATTATCCCGAGATCGCGCTCGCCGAGCTGCGGCGCGCCGCCGCCGACGCCGGCGTGCCATGCCCCAAGCTGATCTTCGCTTTCGATCCCGGCAAGGCCGGCACCGAATACACCCGCAAGTTCGTGAAGCGCGCCCGCGACGATGGCTGGATCGCCGGCGCCGCGCAGGCATGGCCCGACGGCGACGGCGACAAGCTCGACTGGAACGACCTCGGGCAGCGCGATCGCCTGCAGCCCGAGCACCTCGAGACCTATCGCTGGAACGGCGAAGTCACCATCGCCGCCAACGCGACCGAAAAGGCGCTGCTCTTCTACGAGCGCGACAAGCAGGCATCGTTCCCGATCGTCTTTGGCGGGCGCCAGCTCTGGGCGAACTTCTCGCTCGACCGCGTCCAGGGCGCGCATCAGGCGATGCTAGAGAGCGCCGATCCGGCGTTCATGGTCTTGCCGTTCGAGCAACAATGGCACCGCGCCGCGCGCGAGGCCGTCGAAATTCACGAGCTGGCCAACTGCACGTTCCGCACGCTCTATTTCCAGCGCGATCCCAATATCGAGGAGGGCGCCTATTTCTTTCAGGTCGACTTCCCGTCGGATCGCGCGACCGTAAAAGCGACCTTCTCCGGCGCGGCCTGCGCCGCCGCCGCCGAGTTCAAGAAGCGCCTCGCCAGCGTCGCACCTGGTGCGCAATTCACCGGCTCCACGCCCCAGCTCGACAAGCTGATGCAACGACAATGGTCGAGCATTCGGCTCGTCGAGGCGATCCAGTTTACCGGCTACTCGAAGGATCACGGCGCTTGGATATGGGGCGAGATCGCGGTCCATAATGGCCGCGTCCACGAACCCAACGAGGAAGATTACTTCGTCCTCGGGAAGCAGTCGGTAAAGCTGCGCACCGCCGATCGTCTGCTGCGCATCTCCTACGATCCCGACAAGCTCGACCTTTCATGGGTGCCGTCGCTCGTCACCACGTTCCGCGCCCGCGGGATTGTCGTGCTCGCCTTCTGGGTCTTGAGCCTGTTCGCCGAGCAGATCCGCGAAAAGCAGGAAAGCCTCGCCTTCCTCGAGGTCACCGGCCTCCCCGGCTCGGGCAAGACCACGCTGCTCGAGTTCCTGTGGAAGCTGGTCGGCCGCACCAGCTACGAGGGCTTCGATCCGACCAAGGCGACCAACGCCGGCATCGCCCGCACGCTCGGCCAGGTCGGCAACCTGCCGGTCGTGCTGATCGAGGGCGACCGGGGGCAGGATACGCCGCACGCTCGCCGCTTCGAATGGGACGAGTTGAAAACCGCGTACAATGGCCGCGCCGTTCGCACGCGCGCGATCGCCAATGGCGGCATGGAAACCTTCGAGCCGCCGTTCCGCGGCGCCCTCGTAATCGCCCAGAATGACACCGTCGAAGGCTCACCGGCGCTCCGCGAGCGCCTCATGGGGCTGCATTTCGACAAGGCCTATTTCAGCACCGCGGGCAGGGCGGCGGCCGACCGGCTCAAGACCGCCGACATTGCCGATATCTCCGGCTTCCCGATCCATATCGTGCGGCGCGAGGAGGCAATTCTAAAGGCCTATTACGAGGCCTTCGCCCGCCACGAGGCGGCAATGCTCAAGCGCCCCAAGTGCGGCGATTTCCGCTTCGCCAAGAACCACGCACAGCTCGCGGCGATGCTCGACGCGATGCGGCTCGTCGTCACGAACCTCGCCGATCGCGACGTCGCCGAGGCGCACGAGCTGATCCTGCAGATGCTCGAGGAGCGGCATCGGCTCGCCGAGAGCGACCATCCCCACGTCGTGCTCTTCTGGGAACGCTACGACTTCTTCGCCGCCCGCGAGGCCGCGATGCAGCACCCGCCCGAAAACCCGATCAATCACAGCCGCACCGCCGACGTCATCGCGATCAGCCTCGTCCAGTTCGAGCAGCGTTGCGGCGAGCATCGGCTCCAGCTCCCCTGCTCGATGAACGAACTCAAGCGCCTGCTCAAGACGTCGAAGGCCCGCAAGTTCGTCGCCGCCAAACCGGTCAACTCCGGCGCCGCCGGCAAGACCGTCAACTGCTGGGTTTTCCAGGACCCCAGCCACCCCACCACCGCCCGTTGAAACGAGGAGAACACCCCATGTTGCACGCCCATACCTTCGTCGGCCGCCGCCTCCCGCCGCCGCCCGCTGACTGCCCCGCCGATCCGCTCACGCCCGCGCGCTATGTCGGGCTACGGCGCAAGGCCGCCAATCTCACCATCGACCAGGTCGCCGAGCGCATCGCCCGCAAGGCGACCCAGCAGAGCGAGGTCCGCGCCCTACTGCGCCTCCTCGAGACCCCCGGCACCGTCGCTCGCGACCGCGACACGATCGAGCTGCTGCGCGTCGCCCTCCCGATCGACCCCGATGTATATTTCCAGCTCGCCACCGAGCCCGCCGATCGCCACCCGTCGATCTGCCACGGCTGCGGCTGCAGCGAATATGATCCCTGCGGCGACGAGGCGCTCGGCGCGTGCGCGTGGGCGGCTCGCGACCTCTGCACGCGCTGCAGTGGCGGAGACCTGATGTGACTCGCCCCTGCGAATGCGACGCCTGCATCCGCGCTGTCTCGACCACACCGCGTTTGATGGTGATCGCGAGCTGGGTGCTCGTGGCGATCGCGCTCGCCGCCGCCGTTTACGGGCTCGTGCGGTGAGCGGCGCGCCTGCGCTTACCATGCGGGCGGTGCCCGACGGCGCTGGGGGCGTGCGCCACGTCCCCACGCTCGTCGTCGCGACTGCCGCGCCCAAGGGCAAGAAGAAGCGCCCGCCGCCCGATCCGATCGTCACGAACGGCGAGGGTGCGGCCGAACAGCTGCGCCTGTTCATCGAGCGCCTCGAGCGGCTCGACGAGGACGCGCAGGGCATCGCCGACGACAAGCGAGACGTCCTCTCCGAGGCCAAAGCGGTCGGCTACGACACCAAGGGCATCCGCGCGATCCTCACCCTCCGCAAGATGGAGAAGCACCACCGCGACGAGTTCGAGGGTGTGCTCGAAACCTACAAAGCCGCGCTGGGGCTGGCATGACGACGCCCGCCCCCCCGCCCCGCCCTTGGCTGCGCTTCGCAAAGATCGTCGGCATCGTCGTGCTCGCCGTCGTCGCGTCGCCGGTGCTGATCGTCATCCTGATCATGAAGGCGCGCGCGTCGTGAAACATGCCCGCCTCGATCCGCTCTGCGATGTGCGGCACTGCGACGGTGCTCGCCCTCACAATGGCCGCCTGTGCGTGCGGTGCGAAACCCGCCTGCCCGCATACCTGCGGGTCGCGATCATGACCGCGCACGACGAGCGCCGCGGCAATGACTGGCGCGACGCGTGCTCGGCCGCAGCGTCCTATCTCAGCCTCGGCCCCCGCTCGAGCGCCGTGCCGACCGCGAGCCCGCCCGCCCCGGCGATGCCCCGCATATCCCCCGAACGCGCTGCCGCCGGCATCGCCCGCCTCCTCGGCGAGCGTGACTGATGGCGGCCCCCCTTCCTCCTGTGGAGCTTAGATCGATGAAACCACCTTGCACCTGTATCGACGAAATGAACGCCAAGCTGGCGCCGCATAATACCCGCCTCGGGCTGACCTTCGGCTTTCCTCGCGACGGCGGCCCCTCGACCACGGCCCCTGCGCTGGTGACCGAGAAGATCGAGACGAGGAAGCGCGTCGGTCCCGCGCTGGCGATCGCCAGCTTTTGCCCGTTCTGCGGCGTGCCCTACGCGCGCCAGCCCGCCTCGCCGGCGACGGAGAGTGGACAATGAGCGCCTCGGCTTTTCCCCTCTCGTGGCCCGACGGCCGCCCGCGCACCCGCTATCCTGCCGACGCGAAGTTCCGCGACGGCAACACCGGGGGCAAGCGCGTCTCGTTCGACCTCGCTCGCGATCGCCTCGAGGCCCAGCTCAACAAGCTCGGTGCCGGCAACGTCATGCTCTCGATGAACGTCAAGTTGACGATCAGCGGGCGGCGCGACATGAACGTCTCCCGCGGCGAGCCGACCGACAAGGGCGTCGCCCTCTACTTCGACCTGCGCGAGCGCCCGCACGTCCTCGCCTGCGACCGCTGGGACCGCCTCGCCGACAACATCGCGGCGATCGCCGCCCATATCGAAGCTTTGCTCGGACAGGAACGCTGGGGCGTCGCAGATCTGCGCCAGGCCTTCGCTGGCCACGTCGCGCTCCCGTCGCCCGATCCTTGGTGGGTCGTGCTGGGAGTCGACCGGACCTCCTCGATCGACGCCATCAACGCCGCATGGCGCAGCCTGTCTAAGACCGCGCACCCCGACGCCGGCGGCGAGCGCGCCACATGGGACCGCCTCAGCGCGGCCTACGAAGCCGCCAAAGGGGAGAAGGCCAATGGCTGAGGGCACCGCAATTAGCTGGGCGCACGACACCTTCAATCCTTGGGAGGGATGCACCCGCATCAGCCCAGCGTGCGATAATTGCTACGCGGCCGAGCGGGCGCACCGCTTCGGCAACGATCACCTCTGGGCGGGCGAGCTGAGGCGCACGTCGCCGGCGAACTGGCGCAAGCCGCTCAAGTGGAACGAGGAGGCCAAGGCCTCGGGACAGCCCCGGCGCGTGTTCTGCGCCAGCCTCGCCGACGTGTTCGACAATCAGGCCCCGCAAGAGTGGCGCGACGATCTGTGGAACCTGATCGAGGCGACCCCGCACTTGACGTGGATGCTGCTCACCAAGCGGCCCCAGAACATCGTCCAGATGGCCCCGGTGCGCTGGCGCCCGCTCGTCGGCGACGGCTTCGCGCAGCGGTGCGGCCCGCGCAATGTCTGGATCGGCACGACGGCGGAGGATCAGGAGCGCGCGGACCAGCGCCTCGCGCACTTGGCGGCGGCGGCCGACGCTTTCGGATGGCTGCCCTTCGTATCGGACGAGCCCCTGCTCGGCCCTGTCGATCTCACCAAGGTCCGTATCCCCGCAACGCATCCGGGACGCTTTAACGCCCTCACCGGCGACGTCGCCGAGGCCGCGCTCTTCTCGCGTGGCGGACAGACCTTCATGGGCCGAATGAGCTACCCCGCCCTCGGCCTCGTCATCGCGGGCGGCGAGAGCGGCCGAAACGCTCGGCCGAGCCATCCCGACTGGTTCCACGCTCTCCGCGACCAATGCGCCGCCGCGGGCGTCGCTTTCCACTTCAAGCAGTGGGGCGAATGGGTCGGCGGCACCTACGACGGAGAGAGCCTGCCAAAGGACTCCGTGACATTCCACGACCGCGGCACCGTCCCGGCGCATGATTGGGGCGCGGGCAAATTCTCGGCGCGGGTCGGCAACGCTGTCTCGGGCCGCAAGCTCAATGATGGCGCTCACGACGCGATGCCCGGCGAGATCGAGGAGCGCGCAGCATGAAGGCGCTCACCCTTTGGCAGCCGTGGGCGTCGCTCGTAGTCGCCGGCGCCAAACCTTACGAGTTCCGCGGGTGGCGCCCGCCGGCGTCGATCGTCGGGCAGCGCATCGTTATCCACGCCGCCGCCCGCAAGATCGACACGGAAAAGGTCGGGGACATGCTCTTCGCCCTCGCCATGCGCGAACGCTGTGACAGAATCGGCCACGCGGCGGCAGAGCTTTGCCTCGTCCCCGAGCTGGCGATACCCGTTATCAATGCGGCGCTTCTCGGCGAGCTGCCAATGTCGGCAGGGCTCGGCACAGCCATCGTCGGCGAGCCGCGCCTCGGCACCGATATCGCCGTCGAGTTCGGCGTGCCCCGCGCGAACGACAGCGACCGTGATCAGCACGCCAATTGGGGCTGGCCGATGCTCGAGATCGACCGATGGCCCGAGCCGGTCCCGATGCGTGGCGCCCAGGGCCTATGGACCTGGCCGACCTCGGCGGAGGCGATGCTGTGAGCTCGGCCGCACCCATTCGCTATCTCGACGTCTGCTCGGGCTACAGCGCCTTCACGCTCGCGAGCGACGGCCTGCCGTTCCACTGCGTTGGCTATTCCGAAATCGAGGCTTTCCCGCGCGCTATCCTCGAGCAGCGCCACGGCGCCGTTCCCGTCGGATGGGATCATCGCTTCGCGCCCCACTCCAATGTCACGCCGCTCTTCGGCGATTTCACCAAGATCGAGGCACATCATGTCGGACCTGTTGACCTTCTTGCCGGAGGCACCCCGTGCCAGGCCTTTTCAGTCGCAGGAAAGCGACTCGGACTGGACGATCCGCGCGGCAACCTCACCCTTGAATTCTTGGCGCTGGCTCGACGCCTTCGCGTCCCCTGGTTGGCGTGGGAAAATGTCCCCGGCTTCCTGTCGCATGACGACGGACGAACGATGGGAACCTTCCTCCGGCTCCTGGGGGAACTCGGGTATGGGTTCGCCTACCGAGTGCTGGACGCTCAATATATCCGAGTGGACGGGAGCGAGAGGGCCGTGCCCCAGCGACGGCGCCGTCTGTTCGTTATCGGACATCTTGGAGACGCAGCCGGTCCCGCAGCGGTACTATTTGAGCGCGAAAGCCTGCGCGGGAATCCTGCGCCGCGCCGCGAAGCGGGGCAAAACATTGCCCCCACTATTAGCGCGCGCACTCGAGGCGGTGGCGGGCTTGGCACCGACTTCGATTGCGACGGAGGATTAATCGCCGCCGAGGTGACTTCGACGCTGCCGGCCGGCGGAAACTCGACCGGCGGCGACCGGCAGCCTGGCACCAGCGCCGAGACGGCTGCCACCATGCTAGTCGCCCACGCTTTCGATGCACGGCAGAGGGACGTCTGCCAATACGGCAACCTCGCCCCGCCGCTCGATACCGATGGCTGGACCATAGGCGTCGCGCATGCCCTGCCGCCCCAGGCGTCCGCGGAGGAGCAAGGTGGCGTCGCCGACCGAGCTAGGCCGGAAGCAGTTTGCGTTCATGCTGACGCGATCGGTCGCAGCGGAGAAGCCTTGACCCCCTCCATCGACGCAGCCGGTAAAGCGCGGTTGCGCGACGCAGGGCTCGGCATTAGCGAGGGGACCGCCTTCGGGCTTACGACGGGCCAGCCCCACGCTATCGCAATCCAGGAGCGAGCGGTCTGCGAAAACCCGAACGCAGGCCCCAACGGGGCGGGTTTCAAGCAGGATGGGTCGGCGTACACGCTCGAAGCGCGCGCAGTCCCCCAAGCCGTCGCATACTCGATCATGCCGCAGAATAGCTGCCGGGATTACAAGGCGCGGGAGGTTGATGTCGCTCAACCATTGATGGCTCGCGGCCCCGTCAGTGGAAACCAGGGCGGCGACCTTGTTGCACATCCTGTCGTGGCGGGATGGGCGGTGCGCCGCCTAACCCCCGTGGAATGTGAGCGTCTCATGGCGGTCCCGGATGGCTTCACCAACATCACCTATCGAGGCAAGCCCGCCGCCGACGGTCCACGCTATAAGGCGCTCGGGAACAGCCAGGCGCGCAACAATATGCGCTGGCTGGCGCATGGTCTGGCGACTGTGATATTTGCAACCTCGGCGAGCGACGTCGCGGCATGAACCCGATCATCATCGGCCCCGCCACCCTTTATCTCGGCGACGCCTACGAGCTGCGCCCGCAACTCGGCTTTTTCGACGCCGATTGCTTTGATCCGCCCTATCTCTTTCGGGCGGAGGGTGGCGGGCGATATCGGTCGCAGCGCCCTAACATGGACCGTATCGAGGACGAGGAGCTGCACAAGGGCTTCGATCTCCGCATCATCAATCCCCTCCTGTGCGGCGCGGCGATCGTGTTCGCGCATAACGACCAGCTCGCCGAGCTACTGACCTTCATGAAGGGCAGCTTCGATCGGCACGCGCTCTGCGTCTGGCAGAAGGTCAACCCGCAGCCGCTCGCCAATAAGCACTATCGCCCCGACGTCGAGTTCTATGTCCATGCCTGGAACCGCGGGTATCACCCGCAGGGCGATCTGGCCGAGAAGCATCGCGTGCGCCGCATTGACCGCCCGCGGGGCGCCGCCCGCTTCGATCACCCCTGCACGAAGCCCGACGAGCTGATGACGGGCATTCTCCGCAACATCGCCGGCGACGCGGTGTGCGACGCCTTCATGGGTACTGGCTCGACCGGCGTCGCCGCGATTCGCGCCGGTAAGCGCTTCACCGGCATCGAGCGCGACCCTCGCTACTTCGAAACGGCGATCGCGCGCATCGGCGCCGCGGTCGCCGCGCTCGAGCGGGAGGCCGCATGACAGAGCAGCCGATGGCAACGATCTTGAAGCGGCTGCGGCGCGCAGCCCGCCAGGGTGAAAAGCTCCACCTCGAGCCCGGCCTAGCCCGTGTCTTGTTGGAACCCCGCATATATGCGGTGATGTGTGAAATCGAATCGGAAGAGTTGAGGTCGACATGGCTCGAAGGAAGCGCAGATCAGGAGGCTCCCGCGCCGGCGCTGCAGGCGCCGCCGCCCAGCGCTTCGAACTCGGCCCCTTCTGGCTGTGGTATCGGCGGGACCGCGACGATTGGAACATCTGTTGGCTCGACGAGCGTGTCACGCGGCGCGCATCGACGGGTATTGGCGGTGACGGCTTCGATCCGCCAGACGAGGCGAAAGAAGCCCTGATCGACCACTGGACGGCGTGGAAAGCGAAGGCCGAGGCGATCGCGCCCAGCGGCCCACTCCCGCCGGGAGAGGTGCTCCTCGCCGACCTGACAGCCGCATGGCTCGAGGAGCACGTCGCGCATCTGGACGCGCCCGAGCGCTATCTCGATTCGGTCGAGGTGCTCGAGGCGTTCTGGGAGGAGCTGCGGCTGCAGAAACTCCTGCCCGAGCCGTTCGCGGTCTCGATGGTGAGCAACGGCCTGGTCGACCAGTTCATCGCTTGGCGCACCGCGCAGGGCGCCGCGGCGCCGACGATCTCGCGCGATCTCGCTGCGCTTCGCGGGCCGATCAATTGGGGCCTCAAGCCCGACGTCGCGCGCCTCACCGCGGCGCCGCGGGTAAAGGACGTCAAGGGGCGCAAGAAACCAAAGGACCTCGAGTGGAGCCCCGAGCAGGTCGCCGTGCTGCTCGAGGTCGCGCGGGCGCTGCCCGAACGCCAGCACGTCCACCTGTTCGCCATGATCATGCTCAGCACCCATGGCCGCGCCGAGGCGACGCTCGAGCTGGACGCCGACACCCAAATCCGCCGCGGACAGATCCACTTCCTGCGCCCCGGCGAGGATCAAACCCGCAAGCGGCGCACGATCGTTCCGATCTGCCCGACGCTCGCGCCCTGGCTCGACGGTGTCACCGGCAAGGTCATCCGCTACCGCGTGCCGACGTCAGAGGCGACGCGCACCGCCGGCGGCCCCGATTTCCTCGAGCGGCCGACCAGCAACATCGGCAACGCCTTCACCGGCGTGCTGCTCGCCGCTCACCAGGTGCGTCCCGATCTCGGCTTCGCGCTTCACGAGCGCGCAGGCAACGGCGAGCTGCTGTGGCTGCCTCCGCGCAAGAAGCTCGGCGAGAGCGACCCGCGCCCGAAGCTCAAGCCGATCGGAACACCGAACACGCTGCGCCATTCGATCCACACCTGGCACAAATCGTTCGGCGTCCCCGACGCGCAGATCGACGCCGCCGCCGGCCACAGCGAGGACGGCACGGGCGCCAACTACACCCACATCCGCCCCGAGTATCTGAGGGAGTTCATGGCCTCGACGGAGGCCTTCTGGGCAGCCGTCGGCGAGCACACGAATGCGCACTTGCGATACCAGCGCGATACCAAAGTCGCCGAACTGGCCTCGGCCCGCGCGAAGCGCTAA